GCACTGAGGGTATAATTCCTTAGCGCGTAGCAACCGGGGGTACAGGCTTTGTATCAACGGCTTATTAAAAGGATGGTCTATGACGTCGGGCTTGTGAGCCCTAATCAAACGCATCAGCTTACCAGCTGATCCCTTAAGAGCCTCCTCCATGGACTTAAACTTAAGCACCTGATCGAGGTTGCCTCCGTATGCCTGTATAGGCACTCCGAGGTAAAAGGCTCTAGTTGTCATCTGGTCGATGACAACCGGGTCCAGGTCAAGATTCTTACCTGGGTCCGCCCCAAAACGGCCATACGGGGACTCCCGGTACGCGTGAGCGTACCAGTTCCTAAAAACCGTTTGGATCTGGACGACCAAATCCGCTGAAGACTTGCGGGGAGCAGACAGCTCCCACGCCATGGCTCGCGCCAGGCGTTCCCCATAGGATAAGCCCTCGGGATTAAATCCGAAACCAACCGGCGGAGCGGCATAGGAAAGCCACTTCGCAACCTGCCTTTGCTTAGGCAAGAGGTAACGGATCACGCGTGGACCGCAATTTTTAACTTGTTCCAGGAACGAGTTGTCAAGTGTGTCGTCCCCGTACTTAAGTCCATGGAGGATTGCTCCTCTCGTGATGACACGCCCAGCGAATTCGGCAACCTTGTCCGATTCAATGGATTTGTCCATGGATATGTCGATCCCGATAACACCCAGTATGCGCCGATACTCTTCCGCTACCTCTGGTGAAGCGATGACAATGTCATCTCCCAGTATACGGTAGGGGAAGTCTGTCCTTCCGACCGAGACACATATGCCCCTCACAAGGCAATGGTGCCAGATCGAGAAGAGTGCGAAACATGGGAACAGACCCAATGGGGTTCCGCGCCTCCAGCGAAGCTGAACGGCCTCACGCACTGTCGACTTTAACGGGACTAACCAAGTTCCCGTAGCCGCCAGATACAGGAGCATCCAGTGGGATTCCGGGCATTTCACTGCTCGTAGTATCCCAATTAGCTGTGATAAAGGAATCACATCTGAAGCATTGCTCAGATCAAAGGAGTAGACTTTCCTCCCTTGAGCTAACCACCCTTGCGTGTCGTACACACCAGTTTCCTGATGGTAACAACAGTCTTCTGGAAGCGTAGCCAGCCACCTAAACAGACTTTTCCCGAGTGGTTGAAGCGCGATTTGGAGAACCCTGTTAGGGTTCGCTACGGCGCGTAGCTTCAAACCAGGCTCTTGAATGAGCCCGATATTGCCAACATATCCAAAGGGTATCAATCCCTCGGAATGGGCAAGCCACTTGATCTCCTTAGCGTATCGTGTGCCTTTCGCTACATCGGCCAGAAGGGGTGCAACTTCCTTCGGGATCCGGTTATAAGCGAAGAACTGCTGCGCTTGGCGCAGCAAGGACGTTTTCTCGTCCAATACGTCACGGTTGATCATCGGGACAGTTTTGCCTTCTCGGGGCTGGAAAGAGACTAATGGGCTGGGGTCCCCAAGTATACGTGGAAACCTGGACAGGGTATCCAGGCCTGCGGACACATACACTTGCGCCTCGCGCAGTTGGGATTTCGAAGGCGGCTCCTTACGGACTGCAAGTGAGAATTTCTTCCACTGCCCGTGGCTAACTTCACCCGACTTGTATCGGTATCGAGTGTAAATCAGCAGTGCCTGCCACACCTGATGGGCCAACTTCCGGGTCTTACCCCGGAGGCCAAGCTCGAAAACGCGCCCGAATGGGCCTTTGGGAAGTCTGAAATTCTTCCCATCGATTCGAACGTTTTTCTTGGCATATCGCCCCACCGGCTCCATTCCTGCCAGATGCCTGACGTAGTCGACCTTCAGGGATTTTAACCAGATCGTGGTACCGCAAGGTCCTTGATCTGTCTCCCTCTGGGCCACTACTCGTTGGATGTCGCTTATCAGTGCAGGGTGCAACCCCACAGCCTTTAGCCTCGTGACGACGTCATTGAGGTGCCTTACAGGCATACCCGACCTCCTCCGGAATTCCGGCGATTTTGGGACTCGATGGCTTTCGCCATACCGCTTTCAAGCGGCGAAGATCGT